ATGACCCGCGCCTGCTTCCCCGGCTCCTTCGACCCGGTGACCATGGGCCACGTCGACGTGGCCCGCCGCGCCTGCGCCCAATTCGACGAGGTGACCATGCTGGTCACGCACAACCCCGCGAAGACGGGCATGTTCACCCCGGAGGAGCGGATGCGGCTCATCGCCGACTCCACCCCCGGGCTGGACAACCTGCGGGTGGACTCCTGGACCGGGCTGCTCGTCGACTACACCACCGCGCACGGCATCACCGTGCTGGTCAAGGGGCTGCGCTCCGCCCTGGACTACGAGTACGAGCTGCCCATGGCGCAGATGAACCGGCGGCTGTCCGGGGTGGAGACCATGTTCCTGCTCACCGACCCCCGCTACGGCTACACCTCCTCGACCCTGTGCAAGGAGGTCGCCGGCTTCGGCGGGGACCTCACCGGGCTGGTGCCCGACCCGGTGGCCGCGGCGCTGCGCGGGCGCGCCGGGCGCGGCTGAGCCCGCCGGCGCGGAGCCGCCCCGCCGGGTGCGGGGGCGGCGCGCCCGGGCGGCGCCGGGGACACGCCCCCGGCGCGCCCACCGCGCCAATCGCCGCTGCGCACGTACCATCCGGATCATGTACCGCGTCTTTGACCACCTGGCCCGGAAATCCATTTGACCAGGGGGTTCGCCTCTACAGCGCTCGGAGCCTCCGGGGCTGGTCCCGCACTGGTCCCGCAGCAGAGAGCACTCCCGCTACCACCGCCGCCGCCGGCTCGTCATCCTCGGGCAGCACGTGCGCATACACGTCCAGCGTCATCCGCGCCGTCGCGTGGCCCAGACGCTGCTGGACCGTCTTGACCGGCACCCCGGCGCGCAGCAGCGTCGTGGCGTGGAAGTGCCGCAGGCTCTTCGGGGTGATGGCGGCGGGCAGGCCGAGGTAGCGGCACATCCCCCGGAACTTCACGGCGGTCACCGAGGCGATGAGCGGGTGGCCGGCGCTGCTCAGCAGCACCCGCTCGGAGCCGCGGCGGCGCTCCCGGTGCTCGACGAGCAGCTCCATCGTCCGCTCATCGACGGTGATGGTCCGCCGGCCCTCGGCGCCGGTCTTGAGCTCCCGCAGCCCCGGCCCGGTGAGGTCGGCCTGCGCGATGACCGCGATCCGCCGGCTCTCCCAGTCCACCGCCGCCCACGTCAGGCCGCAGCACTCCCCGGTGCGCATGCCCGTGGTGGCCATCAGGTGCACCGCCAGCGCCATGTCCGGGCTCGCGCACACCCACTGCCGCCGGCCCTCGGCGTCGAGCTTGCGCGGCCCGCCGTCCCGGGCGAGGGCGATGAGCGCGTTGACCTCCTCGGCGGTGGGCAGCTCCCGCCAGGTGATCGCCGTCGCCGGCCGCGGCACCCGCACCCCGTCCGCGGGGTTGCGGCGGATGAGCTGGTCCTCGACCGCCTGCCGCAGCATCGCCCGCAGCTGCGACGACAGCGACGACACGGTCGCCGGCGCCAGGCCCCGGCACCCGGGCTTCCACGGCCGGCCCTCGGAGAGCTCGGAGACCCAGGTGCGGATCATCGGCGGGCTGAGCCGGCCGATCGGGGTGCCCCGCAGGGAGCCGAGGTTGCGCTCCACCTGCTGCCGGATCTGCCGGGTGCCGCGCGTGGAGGCCTGCGCCGCCCACGCCGCGGCGAGGTCCTCGATGAGGATCGCCGCGCCATCCGGGTCCAGCCAGTCGCCGGCGCTGACCTCGGCCTCGCGCTTGGCCACCCAGGCCACGGCATCACGGCGCAGCTCGAAGGTCCGGGAGCGCTCCCGGCCGTCCGGGCCCCGGTACCGGCCGATGAACCGCACCCGCCCGCCGCGCACCCGGCGCTGGACGCTCATGCCCCCGCCTCCTCGCCCGAGGCCACCAGCGCCCCGCGCACCTCGGGAATCTCCAGGAGGCTGCGCAGCGCCGCGGTGGCGGACTCCTGCGCGCCGGCCGCGGCCCGGATCCCATCCGCGAGGCGCTCGGCCTCCCGCAGCATCCGCGCCGGCCGCATCTGCGGCTGCCCGGCCTCCTCGGCGGTGATGAGCCCGGCGGCCACCAGGGCCTCCAGGACGTCACCGCCGTATGCGCGGGCCAGCTTGACCGCGCACACCGGATCCGGCCGCTTGCCCTGCTGCCATCGGCTGAACGCCGACTTGTCGAATCCGGCGCGCCGGGCGGCGGAGGCGTAGGAGTCCCCGCGGATGAGCGCCTGGGCGTAGCGCGCCCACCCGTGGGCGGGGGAGTCGGTCATGGCGTGCCTTTCACGGATCGGGGTCGGGTTGCCTGCGGGGACGCGGCCGCCGGCCTACGGCTCGGTGTCGTCCTCCGGCCCGGTCTCCGCCACCCGCTCGAAGTAGTCGGGGTCCTGCTCGGGGAGGCTCAGGGCCTTGTCCAGGGGCATGTCCCAGACCGCACGGCTGGCCTTGATCCGGCGGCCCACCTCGGCCAGGAGGTCCATGTCACTGGCGAGCTGGAGGGCCTCGGAGGCACCGCCCTTGACGACCTCATCGGGCGTGATGAAGCCCGTGCGCGCCAGCGCCACAATCGGGCTGACGCCGTAGGCCCGCGCCAGCGCGACGACGACGTCCGCGGAGAACTCCCCGCGCTTGTACTGGAAGTTCAGCGTGCTGACGGGGAGGTCTGCGCGCTCGGCGGCGGACTTCCTGGAGGCCTGGTCGGTGAGGTCGTCAAACCATCTCTGGTGGGTGCTCATGCTGCCAAGGTATGCGAGAAATCCTGCGGGTGCAAACATGGCCTAGAGGTGAACGCGCTGTTCAGAGGCTATATAGGCATGTCATGGCATCCAGAATTCCTGACAAGATTGGGAAAAAGGGTTGACAATAGCTAGGAGAGCGGCCAAGCTTAGGTACCGGACATTGAGAGCCACTACCAAGCGCTAGGAGCGCGGCGGGGAAGGGGACCCGATGAGCAGTCGGTACCGAGTGAGGCCCGAGGTCGTAGATCGGGCGCGGGAGCGGCTGGATGTGAGCAGCGATGAGCGGCTGGCGGCCCGGCTGGGCGTCACCGCCGCGACCATCTCCCGAATTCGCCGCGGCGAGCAGCCGTCGCTCCCCGTCGCCGTAGACCTGCTCCACGCCGCCGCGGTCTCCATGACCGCCGGCCTGGAGCCTGTACCCCCGACCCCCGTCACCCTCTAGCCCCCGTCACGAAAGGAGGCGCCGCGATGCAGCGCGACGCCAGCAACCAGGATACCACCCCCCAGGACAGCCCCATCAGCCGCCGCATGCGCGTCCAGCTCATCCGGCATCCCGACGCCGAGCCCGACGCGATCACCGTGGACCTGGAGGCCGTCCTCGGCGAGAAAGAGGTCAAGGAGCTGAGGCTGGAGATGCGGGAGATCTACCGCCTGCTGCAGCCGTACGCGGTGCGGCTGTCGGATCCGGAGGATTACCGCGTCGAGGATGAGGCCGTGCCCGTGCGCGAGCTTCCGTGGCGGCCGGTGGGGCTGGTGGTGACCCATCCGCTGGCGCGGCCGGTGGTGGACGAGGTCACCCGCCGGCAGATGATCCGGGATCTGCGGGAGCTGCTCATCGCGGATCCGACCCTGCGCCCGGAGTCGGGGGCGGTGGACCTCGCCGATGCCGTCGATGAGCTGGCGGATGCGGGGTATTCGGCGGTGTACGCGGTGCCGCATGAGCAGCTGGCGCAGGTGCTGGCCCGCACCGGCCGGTGGCTCATCGAGCCCCCGGGCCCCGCCGCGGAGGTGGAGCGGGTCGAGTTCGCCCCGGCGCGCTCCCGGGCCGGCTCCCGGGTGTGGGTCGCCGGGGAGGCCGGCGCCCGGTTCGAGGTGCACTCCCGCACGGTGGTCGTCTTCGAGCAGGCGTCCGCGGAGCCGCTGACCCTGGTGCTGGATGAGGAGTCGCGCCGGGCGCTGGTGGAGCAGCTGGGCGGGGTGCCGCCGACGACTCCCTGGGGGCAGGCCACGGCGCGCCCAGTGGCGGCGGGGGAGGCGTCATGAGCGGCCGCGAGGTGCTCCACGACGGCGGGGTGCTCGCCGCGGAGGTCGGGCATGCCGGCGGGGTGCTCAAGCCCTGCTTGCAGACCCTGCGGGTGGTGGTCGACGGCGAGGAACCGGTGCTCCTCATCGGGGCGCTGCGGGTCTCCGACCCGGCGGAGCTCCAGAGGCTCGTCGACGCCGCCCGGGTGGCGATGCAGGGGGTGCTGCCGACCTGAGCGCGCACCCGGGCGGATAGGCCGCCCCATCCCGGGCCCCGAGGGGCCACACCACCAGATGATTCGCACAACAGTTCCAATAAGTGCATAGCGTAGCCCCGCCCCGGCGGGTGAGCGCCCGGTTCGACTCCGGGCCGGGGCACAGGCGCGTCAAGCCGCATGGGCAGGCGGTAAGCCCCGCCCCCGTGGCCGCTGCCACTTTCCAGCGGCCGGTGGGGCTGCGCGCCACCCACGACACCACGACCAGATCGGAGGACATCATGACCGCCGCCGTCCAGAGCCCGGGCATGCCCGTCCGGGACGCCGCCGCCTACCTGGGCGTCTCCACGGGCATGGTCTACAAGCTCGCCCGCCGCGCCCACGACCCCATCCCGCACTACCGCGTCGCCGGCCGGATCCTCATCCGGCGCAGCGACCTCGACTCCTGGAGGGACCGCCAGTGACCACCCCCATGCCCCCGCGGACTCCGCGCGCCGACCTGCTCGCCGTGGCCCGCGCCGCCGACGTCCTCGACCCGCCGCGCACCCGGCCCGCCGGCCGTCCGGCCCGCCCGGGCGCGCCACGGCCCCGCATGGCCACCGCCGCCGCGGCGCCGCCGGCCCGCCACCGCGCCCCGGCCGCCCCGGATCAGCGGCTGGTCAGGTGGGCGCTGCTGCTCGCCGCGGCCGCCGTCATCCTCGCCCTCTGGGCGCTGATGATCGCCGCCGACGCGCACACCCTCGCCGGGATCGCGTCATGACCGCGCTGCTGACCTGGCAGGAGCCCACCCGGCCCCCGGCGGCACCCCGGCCACGCCGCCGCGACCCGCACCTGCTGGCCACCTACCGCGGCGTCGCCAGCGCACTCGCCGGTCAGCCCGGCCGATGGGCGCTCATCGACGTCAGCCAGATCGGCCCCATCGACACCCCCGGCGCCTGGGAATCCCGGTGCACCCACCTCCTCGTCGGCGTCCGCACCCACCTCACCGCCCGCGGCCTCCACCTGCAATCCCATACCGAGGGCGATGGCCTCACCCGCCGGCTCTACGTGCGCATCATCACCGCAGAGGAGCAGCAGTGAGCTGGAGGAATGGCAAGCGCGGCCATGTGCTGGTGCCGTGCGCCCGGTGCACCCGCACCAAGGTCCATGAGGCCCGCGGCCTGTGCAAGCCCTGCTACAACCGCTTGCGCGAGGGCCGCATCCGCGGCGAATGCCTGGACGACTACCCCACCGTCGGCTGCACCGCCGGCTGGTCGAGCCTGGCCGACATCGCCCGCGGGGGCGCCGCCGGCCACGCCGACGAGCTGCGCCGTCGCCTCGACCCCGGCCACATCCCCGCCCGCGAGGCCCGCATGGACATCCTGGAGGTCTGCTGATGGCCACCACCGCCCGCGGCACCACCGCCGCCCTCGCCGGCGCGGCACTGCTGCTGTGCGCCCTCCGCACCCGCCCTGGCCCCGCCCCGGGCGCCGACGCCGAATTCGCCGACATCTGGCCACCCGAGCACCCGGGGACGCCCCGATGACCGCCCACAACGCCCTCGGCTGCGCCCTCGGGGCCATCGCCGCCACCGGAGTCGCCATGCTCATCCTGCTCCTCGCCGCGCTCACCATCACCGGACTACCCGGGCGCCACACCACGCCGCCCGCCGCGCCGGGCCGGCCCCCGGTGGCCACCGCCGACTGCCCGCCCTCGCCCTCCGCCGACCACGGCCCCGGCGACACCCCCTGCCCCACCACGACCCCCTAGGAGGCCACGATGCCCCGGATCCGGACCATCAAGCCCGAGTTCTGGTCCTCGCCCGGCGTCACCGGACTCGACCCGATGTGGCGGCTCCTCTTCATCGCCATGTGGACCTGGGCCGACGACTACGGTCGCGGCACCTGCGAGCCGCGAGAGCTGATGGGATTCGCTTTCCCGCACGACGACGACATGACGGTCGGAGATTTCCGCCGAGGACTCGGGGAAATCCACCGAGCATTCGATGTGAGGTTCTACCGCGTCGCCGGCCGCTCCTACTACGCCATCCCGTCGTGGGAGGCGCACCAGAAAGTGGACAAGCGTTCGAAGGCCAGCCGTTACCCCGCACCGGAGGACGGCGAGGAAATCGACGTCACGTCGTGGCTGGTCAACCCCCATCCCGCCGAACCTTCGGGGGAGTCCGCCGAGGATTCGGCGGAATCCCCCGAACCCTCGGCGGAAACTCGGCGCTGGAACAGGGGAACAGGGGAACAGGGGAACAGGGAGGAGGGGCTTACTCAGGTCAGGGAAGGTGCTGGCGCGGGCGCGCGCGAAACGTCACCGCCGCCGGCCGCCGACCCCGCTGCGGCGTCGCTGCCGCCGGAGTGGGTCGAGGAGCCGAGCCTGGCCCGCTGCGCCACCCACGCCACCGTCGACGCGCCACCGCCATGCGGCGGCTGCGCCGCCGCCCGCCGCGCCGCGATGGCAGCCCGCACCGCCGCGGAGGCCCGGGCCCGCGAGGAGATGCGCGCCCGGGAAACCGCCATCGGCCCCTGCCGGCTGTGCGACCACGCCGGCTGGATCATCGACCAGCACTCCGGCGCCGCCGTCGAGCCGGCCATCCGGTGCACCCACGACGCCGCCGGCAACACCGCGATCATCGACGCCGCCAAGCAGCGCGCCCGCGCCACCCGGCACCGCCGCGGCCCCGACGGCCCCGAGGACCTGAGCCCCGAGGCGCTGCGCCGCTGGCGCGCCGAGCACCTCGCCCGGCGCTCAGCGGGCCACAGCGGCGACGAGCACCCCGCCCCCCCGGCACGACCCCGCACCGACCCCCGAGACCCCGCGAGCGGCCGGTGCAGCCGCCACGAACCCCGCCTAGGAGGCGCGATGTTCATCCCCGGAACCCCCCGACCCCAGGGCTCCAAGATCGCCCGCCAGGTCACCACCTCCACCGGCCGCCGCTACGCAGCCGGCGCCGCCGGCGCCCGGCGCGCCCGCCGCACCGTGCTGTGCGAGTCCTCCAAGGACCTGCCCGCGTGGCGCGCCGCCGTCGCCGCCGGCGCCGCCGTGGCCCACCCCGACGGGCCTCTCGACGGGCCGGTGGCCATGACCGTGGTCTTCCGCATGCCGCGCACCAAGGCCATGGGCGACCGGCCCGCCCCGCCGATGGTGGAGCGCCCCGACCTGGACAAGCTGCTGCGCGGAATCTTCGACGGGCTCACCGGGCCGGCGCTGCGCGACGACTCCCAGGTCGTCGCGATCACCGCCACCAAGCGCCGGGCGCGGCCCGGGGAGAGCCCCGGCGCGGAGATCACGCTCACCGCCGCCGGCGGCCGCAGCCGCATCGCCGCGGCGCTGCCCGACGCGCTGCGGGTCCTCGACGACCTCCGCGACAGCCTGCCCGCCGACGGCCCGGAGGAGCCCCACGATGCCTGAGCTGACCATCCACCGCCTGGCCGACGGCCGCTGGCGCGTCGACCCCCACGACGGCTTCGAGCCCGCCGAGGTCGACACCTGGTCCGCCGTCGCCGCCCTCGTCGACCCCCGGCCCCAGACCATCACCGCCCGCGTCGCCGAGGAGGCCGGCCACTTCCAGGACCTCGGCTTCCACGGGACCGCCCTCGCCGAGCACCTCGCCCGCGCCTACCGCACAAGCCCACGCCACATCCGCCGCATCCTCGCGGCCGCCTGAAAGGACCCCCACCATGACCACGATGACCGCCGACCAAATCAAGGCTGCCGTCGCCCGCGCCCGGGAGGAGGGCGAGCGCCCCGACCTGCGCGGCATTCAAGCCCACGGCGCAAACCTGCGCGGCGCAGACCTGTACCGCGCGGACCTGCGCGGCGCAGACCTGTACCGCGCAGACCTGTACCGCGCGGACCTGCGCCGCGCGGACCTGCGCGGCGTGAATCTGCACGGCGCGACGCTGTCCAGCGCGGCCCTAGGCGACGCGGACCTGATCGGCGCGGACCTGTCCAAAGCGGCCCTAGGCGGCGCGGACCTCCACGGCGCAGATTTGTGGAACGTGGACTTCCACAGCGCGTACCTGCGGGGCACGGACCTGCGCGACGTGGACCTGACCGGCGCGGATCTCACCCTGGCCACCCTGACGGGCGCGAACTTCCACGACGTACTGGGTCTTCCGGTGCTCTCGATCAACGGTCTGCCGTCCGGTCACCTGGTGCTGTGCCCCACGCCGGGTGGGTGGCGCCTGTCCATCGGCTGCTGGACCGGCACCCCCGATGAGCTGCGCGAGCTCATCGCCGGGGACGACTGGCCCTCCGGGTGCGCCGCCGCCGAACGCGCCCGGCGCCGCCCGCTGCTCACGGCCGCCACCATCGAGCTCGCGGAGAGCTTCATCGCCGCCCACCCCGGCCCCCACTTCCCGCCCGCCACCGACTAGGAGACCCCGCCATGACCGACCGCGACCACCTGGCCATCGTCACCACCGACACCATCCGGCCCGGCGACACCCTGGCCTACCTGCATCAGCACCTCCTGACCGCCGGCGACGCTGCCACCGCCGAAGTCCACCGGGCCACCGTGGAGCGGGTGAGCGCCACCCAGGTGAGGATGACCACCGGTGAGCGGTGGCTGCGGGCCTCCCTGCCGCTGGTGTCGGTGTGGGGCGGCTCGTCCTTCGCCGCCTGCGCCGCGGTGTTCGACGGGCCACAGGCCGACGAGCGGGTGCGCGCCGCCGCCACCGCGAACCATCACCTCAACCGCCTCCGGTCGATGCTGGTGGCCGCCTCCCAGGATGAGGTGCTGCGCACCCGGGCGGAGACCCGCCGCGTGTTCGACGACTACCTGTCCGCCGCCAGCGTCGCCTGGGGCGATGAGGCCGGCTCGCACCTCCCGCCCGGCGCCGCCGTCGCCCGGTGACCACCCCTACCCGAGAGGACCATCATGAACCCCGATTTCACCGTCGAGGACGGCCTGTCCTGGTTGCTCATGACCCATGCCCTCAGCGCACTCGACATGGACCTGGGCGACGCCATGCGGCACGTGCCCTGGCTCACCACCGGGATCTCCGGCATCGCCGGCGCCTGCCGCCACATCACCACGGTCATGGAGGCCAGGGAAGCCGAGCTGACGGGCCGCGACCGAGCCGAGGTGGCAGCGACCCACCGCCGGGTCACCGCCGCGATGATCGACACCTGCGCCGCGGTGCGCAGGGCCCCCCGGCTGGTGCCGAGCGAGCTCATCAGCGCCTTCGGCCGGCACCTGGATGCCGCGGTCTGCTGGACCGATCCCGACCCCGACCTCGACATCGGGGAGGTCTTCGAGGGCTTCGCCCACCTGGCCATGAAGATCTCCCTTGACGGCGTCCGCTCCGGCCCGATCCCCGGCGTCCCCGGACCGGAGGCCGGCCAATGAGCACCCCGCACCCCGAGGGCTGGGCCCCCACCGCCACCGGCCGCGCCGCCGCCCAGAGCCTCATCGACCGCGTCGCCGGCGCGCTCGCCGGCCGGGGCGCGTCCTGCGGCCACTGCTGCGCCGGCGAGTGCGGCGACCCCCAGTGCCCGGTCGTCGCAGCCGGGTGGCGCGGCTGCCCGGACTGCGCCGACCACCTCCGGCGCCTGGCTCTCGGCCTCCTGGTCGAGGGCCTCCTCGCCATCCCGGGAGAGGAGCCGCCGCCATGCGGATGACCCATACGGTTTTCACCTGCGACATCTGCGGCTGCACCGCCGACAACCGCGACCAGCTGCCCGCCACCCCGCACCGCGGCGAGGTACGCATCACCATGGCCATCGCCTTCCCGCAGGTCATGCCCGCCGGCTGGGTGCGCCGCGCCAGCCATGACCTGTGCCCCCGGTGCGAGCAGGGTGCGCTCTTCCTCACCGACCTCGACCGCGTCCTGCGGAAGGGAGGCCCGCGATGACCGCCGCGGTGGCCACCCGCCAGTGCGCCCGGCCCCGGTGCACCCGCGCGCCCTACCGCGGCGGGATGTGCTGGCCGCACTACCAGCGCACCTGGCCGGCCCCCGAGGACGCCGGGCCCTACCGCCGCCGGCTGCGGGAGCTCACCGACGCCGGGTGGACGATCAAGGCGCTCAGCGTCTACACCGGCGTGTGCGAGGCGTCGCTGACCACCGTCCTGTCCGGCCGGTGGCCCCGCGTCTACGGCGCGACGGCGGCGCGCCTGCGCCGGCTCCTCGACGGGCCCATCGACGCCGCGGCCCTGGCGCCGACGACCTGCGTCCCGGTGCTCGGCACCCGCCGCCGGCTCCAGGCGCTGCGCGCCGCCGGCTGGGATCCCGCCGACCTCGCCGAAGCCACCGGCATCACCCGCGGCGCCGTCTACAGCCTCTCCACCGAGGAGGACCGGGCCACGGTCCACGCCCGCCCCCACCTCGCCGTCGCCCGGTTCTTCCTCGACCACCAGGCCGACCCGGTGCGCCCGGTGCCGCCCCGCATCGCCCGGCGCGGCTGGCCCCTGCCGATGCAGTGGGATCCGGCGCGCATCGACGACCCGGCGGCGCGCTCCGAAGGGGGCCGGCGATGACCCAGGATGGCCTGTTCCCCGCGCCCACCCGGGTCCGCGCCCGCGACCTCACCCCGGGCATGCGGCTCAAGCACCCGTCCGGCCGGCCATGGGTGGTCGAGGCCGTGCTGCCGGTGGCCGGGGCGGTGCTGTTCTCCGCGCGGCTGGGCCGCGGCGGCACCATCGCCTCGCGCTACGCCGACGACTGGCTGGACCTGGACCTGGGGTGAGGAGGACCGCGATGGGCGAGGGGACGTGCACCAGGCCGAGGTGCGGCCGTCGGCCGCACAGCGGTGGCCTGTGCAAGCCGCATTACCTCGCCGCCAGCCGGGGGCTGGTCGCCGCCGGCCGCATCGCCGACGATCTGCGCCGGCTCCACGCCGAGGGGTGGAGCGATCAGGACATCGCCACGGCCGCGGGCATGCACCGCCGCACCGTCCAGCAGCTGCGCCAGGGCCACCGGCCCCGGGTGCGCGCGGTCACCGCCGCCCGGCTCACCGCGGTCCTCGCCGACCCCGCCGGCGAGCTCCGGCACCAGCCCCGCACCCTCGTCGACGCCCTCGGCACCCGCCGCCGGCTGCGGGCGCTGCGCACCGCCGGCTGGCGAGCAGCCGACCTCGCCACCGCCACCGGGGTCCACGCCGTGGTGATCTACCGCGCCACCGCCGGGCAGCAGCGCCGCGTCACCGCCGGCACCCACGAGGCGATCCGCCGGTTCTTCCTCGACCACCAGGCCGACCCCGTCCGCCGGCCCACGCCCGCCGTCGCCGAGCACATGTGGCCCCTGCCCATGGAGTGGGACCCCGACCTCATCGACGACCCCCGGGCCCGGCCCGAGACCCACGGCCACACCCTCAAGCACAGGCTGCGCGAATACCGCGCCGGGCGATGGCCGGCCTGCGCCGCCGCCCCGGGCAGCATCGAAGACCAAACGAGAGGAGACCGACATGGCTGACTACCGGCCGGGCGACGGCGGCGCCGAGCGGCTGCGCCAGTACTGGCTGCACGGCGAGGGCTCGGTGAAGATCGCCTGGGGCACGCCGGGGGACTGGACCCGCTGCGTGATGCACCTCACCCCGCACCTGGGCACCCGGGCCCGCGGCTACTGCAACCTCCTCCACAAGAGGGCCACCGGCCACTACCCCGGTGAGCACCTGCCCGACGGGGGAGGCGGTGGCCATGCCGCATGATGGCCACGCCCGCGCCGCGGCCGCCGGCTCCACCAACCCCAGGATGGACAGCTGGCGGTGGAAGACCCGGGTCAAGCGCGCCCGCGCCAAAGCCGAGCGCGACCCCTCCGCCGCCGTGTGCTGGATCTGCCATGAGCCCATCGACATGGCGCTGCCGCCCGGCCACCGCGACGCCTTCACCCTCGACCACCTCACGCCGCTATCGCGCGGCGGCGACATCGACGGGCCCGCCGAGCCGGCGCACAGGCGCTGCAACTCCGGCCGCGGCGACGGCCGCCGAGCACGCGCACGCGCGCATCCACCGACCCTGCTCCACTGGTGACGCTGATATGCAGCAGATGAATACGCAGCCGAAGATCGCGCCGTCGCGCCGGGCGCCGCGATACCCTCGGGGCCCCGGGTGGGGGGTGACTCCCCCTCATCAACGGGCCTCCCCCCTCCCGGTATAGGGATGCCTGGAGAGCGTGTCACATCGCGCCCCGACCTGGAACGTCGCTCACCCCGTGGGCGCCGGCACCGGGTTGTGTGTCACGGCCCATGACACCTGAATAAAACCCAGCCGGATGAATGGCGAAAGGCGGTGGAATACGTGGCGAAAAGGAATGCGAAAAAGAACCCGACAATCACCCGGAATTGCGGGACCCGGGCCGGCTACGCCGCCCACCGCCGACGCGGCGAGCACGCCTGCCCCCGCTGCAAGCAGGCCAACGCCGACTACAACCGGGCCCGGCGCCTCGGCGGGCCACCCGCCACCCGCCCGACCGGGCCGGCCGCACCCGCCGCGGCTGCGCCGGCCACCCGGGGCGCGGCGGTGGCCACCGCACCAGCCGGCCCCGCCCCGGCTGCGGCGCCGCCGGCCCCGGCGTACCTCAAGGCCCGCGGCCAGGCGCTCTGGGACAGCATCACCGCCGACTACAGCCTCACCCCGGCGGCGCTGGTGCTCCTCGGAGAGGCCTGCCGCACCGCCGACCGCCTGGAGCGCATGGCCGGCGCCCTGGCCAGCGGCAAGCAGATGTGGTTCGAGCTGGGGGAGGAGGACCCGGACACCGGCGGCATCCCCATCGTCGTCAACGGCCTCCTCGGCGAGGCCCGGCAGGCCCAGGGACAGCTGCGGCAGACCCTCGGCCAGCTCGGCGTCGTCAGCGTCGAGGCCACCGGCGCCGATGAGCCCGCCAGCGTCCTCGACCAGCTCCAGGCCAAGCGCGCCGCCCGGCTCGCCGCCGCCGCAGGGGACGGGGCGTGACCTCGGCCGCCGCGCCCGCCGCCCCGGCCGATGAGCACGCCCCGGGGACGCACTACGACGCCGAGGGCAAGCCCACCGCGGTGGTCACCGAGGAGCTGGCCGCCACGGATCCGCGGCTGGAGGTGCCGCCGACGCTGGAGGTCCCCCGCTCCGAGCCGGTGGGCCGGCAGACCCCGACCTACTTGGTCGCCCCGCTGTGGACGACCACCGCCGCCGACGACGCGATCGACCTCGCCGCGGTCTGCGGGCTGGACCTGCTGCCCTGGCAGCAGCTCGTCCTGCGCAACGCCCTCGGCGAGCGCGGCGACCGCTGGGCGGCCTTCGAGGTCGGCCTGGTGCTGCCCCGCCAGAACGGGAAGAACGTCGTGCTCCTCGCGCGCCAGCTTGCCGGGCTCTTCCTCTTCCAGGAGGAGCAGCAGGTGCACACGGCCCATAAATTCAAGACGGCCACCGGCGCGCACCGCGACCTCGTCAAGCACATCCGCCGCGTCCCCGAGCTGCGCGACCTGGTCAAGATCACCCACAGCTCGGAGAACATGGCCGTAGCCCACCGGGACGGCTACCGGATCGACTTCCTCGCCCGCCACGCCGACGGCGGCCGCGGGCTCTCCGGCGACACCGTCTACCTCGACGAGGCCTTCCGGCTGTCCGAGGAGCTGGTCGCCAGCCTGCTGCCGACCTTGAGCGCACGCCCGCGTCCGCAGGTCTGGTACACCAGCTCGGCCGGCATGGAGCACTCCACCGTGCTGGAGGCGCTGCGCAAGCGCGCGCTGGAGCACCCGGAGGCCGAGCGCTTCCTCTGCTACCTGGAGTGGTCGGTGGACCTCACCACGTGCCCGGACTGGCGATCCGTCGAGGCGGCCCGCATCTCCAACCCGTCCCTGGGATACTTCCAGTCCTGGGATTGGATCAGCGGCGTTGACCTGCGCGGCATGGACGAGGAGCAGTACAAGAGGGAGAGGTTGGGCATCTGGGCGGACAAGGCCCGCGCCGCGGTCATCGCCCCGGAGGTGTGGCGCCGGTCCGCCATCACCGCCGACGACATCGCCGGCATCGCCGTGGTCCGCCGCTCCCTGGCCCTGGAGGTCACCGCCGACCGGGACATGGCCGTCCTCGCCGGCGCCGCCGAGCTGGAGGACGGCCGCATCGTGATCGACATCCTGGAGCAGCGCGCCGGCACCGCCTGGTGCGCCGCCGCCGCGCACGCCGCCCACAGCCGCAACCCCGCCCACGCCGGCGTCGTCGTGGACTCCTACTCCGGCGCCGCCGCCGTCGCCCCGCACCTCATCGCCGCCGGCACCCCGGTCAGCATGGCCACCACCCGCGACCTCACCACCGGCACCGCCGACTTCTACGATCGCCTCACCCAGCGCGACCCGGACACCGGCGCCCCCGATCCGCACATCCTCCACGCCCGGGACGGCTCCGGCTTCCTCGACGACGCGGCGCTCACCGCCCGCCGCCGCCTCGTCGGCACCTCCAAGACCGCCTGGACGTGGGCCCAGGGGCCCGCTCAGGTGACGCTCGCACCGCTGCGCGCCGTTACGCTCGCCGTCAAGGGCCTGTCGATGGACCCGGTAGGGAAGCCCCGCCGGAGGAGGGTGGCGTGATGCAGCCGATGAGCGTCGAGGAGGTCGCGGCGGTCCTGGACGACCTGTCCATCAAGATCGCCGCCCAGACCCGCCGGGCCGACAACATCGACTCCTGGATCCGGCCCGAGCTGACCGCCGGCTTCGACCTGCCGGACAAGGCATCCCGGGAGCACCGGGCGCTGGCCCGGCTCTCCCGGACCCCCTGGCTGGGCCTGGTCGTCACCAATGTGGCCCAGGCGATGTACGTCGATCACGTCGTGGGCTCCGATGGGCCGGTCGACGAGCTGTGGCGGCTCTGGAACTCCAACCGGATGGGTGCGCACCAGATCGCGGCTCACCGAGCGTTCATCGCCTACGGCGAGTCGTTCGGCGTGGTCACCCCGGCCACGCTGCTCGGCGTGGAGTCCGCCCGGATGCGGTGCCTGTCGCCGCGGCGGATGGCCGTGGAGTGGGAGGACGCGGCCACCGACCCGCACCCCGTGGTCGCAGCCGAGCTGATGAGCCGGCCCCACTCCACCGCCCAGCGGCGGTGGCGGGTTTACGACGCTCACCACATCTACTCGGCGGTCGAGGGCGTGGACGCCTTCTCGGGCCCGGAGCGCTGGCACGTCACCGGCATCGACTTCCACGGCGTGGGCGTCACCCCCGTGGTCCGCTTCGCCAACCTCCTCGACCTCGACGGGCGGGTCTCGGGCGAGGCGGACCCGTTCATCCCGGCCGCCGCCCGGATCAATAAGACCAGCTACGACCGGCTGTTGGCCCAGCACTTCAATTCTTGGAAGGTCCGCACGATCGCCGGGATCGACCTGCCGGAGGAGACCGGGGACCCGGCCACCGACCGGCAGGCCCTCGACGAGCAGAAGGTCCGGCTCTCGCAGGAGGACATCCTGATGAGCGAGGCGCCGGACACGAAATTCGGCACCCTCGACGCGACCGCCCTGGATCCTTTCGTGAACTCGTGGAGGTCGGACATCGAGGCCCTGGCGGCGGTGTCCCAGACCCCCGCGCACGCGCTCACCGGCCAGCTGGTCAACCTCTCCGCCGAGGCGCTCGCCGCCGCCCGGGCGCCGCTGACCCAGAAGGTCTGGGAGCGGCAGGTCAGCGCGGGCGAGGCCTGGGCCGGCATGCTGCGGCTGGCCGCCTCCATCGCCGGCCACGACGCCGCCGCGGTGGACCCGCTGATCCGGGTCACCTGGCAGGACATGGAGATCCGGTCCATGTCCCAGGCCGTCGACGCCCTCGGCAAGGCCGCCCAGATGCTCGGCATCCCCGCCCGGGCCCTGTGGCACCGGATCCCCGGCGTCGAGCGCTCCGACACCCAGGAGTGGGAGAAGCTCGTCGCCGAGGACCGGGTCGACGACCCGCTCGACGCGATGCTGCGCCGGCACACCGCCACCACCGCCAGCCCCGCCGGCGACGACGCGGGGGAGTAGCCCGTGGCGCATTCGCCGGAGGGCCGCGCCGCCACCGAGCGCCACCGCCTCGCCCAGGCCGCGATCACCGCCGCCGTCGTCGACCGCATCACCCGGCTCTTCCACGCCGAGATCGACCCCGCCGACATTGACGCTTCCTCGGCACTCTTTGTGCGGAAAGCCCTCCCGATCGTCATGGCCTCCCGGGAGCTGTCCAAGCAGCAGGCCGAGGACTACCTGGTCGCCTTCCGCCGCCATGAGCTGAAGCAGCTGCTGCGGGTCGGCGACCACCTGCCCGACGACGAGGCCACCGCCGGCGACGACCACGGGCCACGCCCGCCCCGGCACCTGGTGCCCCGCGCCGAGCTCGCCGACGCCCTCCACCGCCCGCAGCCGCGGCTCACCGATCCCGATGACCGCCTCCCCGACGCCGCGCGCATCGCCCGGGACCTCCACTCCTCCGGCGCGGCCGCCGCCAAGCGGCGCATCGCCCGCGGCGAGGACCCCGAGCAGGCCACCTCCCGCGCCGCCGGCGCCGTGGGCGCCAAGGTCGCCCGCCTCGTCGCCGATGGCGGCCGCGCCGTCATCTCCGACGAGGTCGACTCCGGCCGCAACGGGGCCATCGGCTACGCCCGCGTCCCCGACGCCGCGCCCTGCCCGTTCTGCGCCATGCTCGCCAGCCGCGGCGCGGTCTACCGGTCGGACGCCTTCAAGGCATCAAACGCCCTGTTCAGCGGGGATGGGGCCTTCATGGTGCACGACGGGTGCGGATGCACCCTGGAGCCGATCTACGGACGCGACGCCACCGACCTGCCGCCCGGGTGCGCCGAGCTGGCGGAGCAGTGGGCCGAGATCGCCTCCGGCCAGGACGACCCCTGGGCCACCTGGCGGCGCTGGCGGGAATCCGGGACCCGGCCCGGTGAGGAGAACGCCGCCGCCCGCCGCCGCGCCCAGGCAGCCGGGAAGCGGCCCAGCGCCCCGCAGTACGGCCGGGAGCGCGCCCGCCGGGCCCGGGCGGCGGCCGGCAAGCCGGCCCGCCGGCCCATCGAGGACCTCGACCGCGGCGAGCTCGCCCGCGCCTACCGGGGGCTGCTCGCCCGCCGCGCGGGGATGGAGGCCGAGCTCGCCGACCTCGAAGCCCGCGGCCAGGGCCCCGAGCAGCCGGGGCCCGCCGCCGCCATCGCCCGCCGCCTGGAGCGCATCGAGCGTCAGATCGCCTACGCCGAGTCCCAGCTGACCTAGCGTGACGGCCAGACGGCACCACCGGTGCCGCAGTCGATGACCCTGGAGGCACACCGACCCATGGCTGACACCACCGCGGACGCCCAGGCGGCGGCCGACGACGCCACCACCGGCCCGGCCACCGCCGAGCCGGAGACCACCAGCACCTCCGCCGACGACGAGCAGCAGGCCCAGGAGGCCCCCACCTCGCCCGCCGCCGAGGAGACCACCCCCGACGACCGGGACGCCGAAGCCGACGCCCCGGACGACACCGCCGGCGACGACGCCGACGATGACGACGCCACCCTGCCGCCGGCCGTGCGCCGGCAGCTGGAGAAGGCCCGCCGCGAGGCGCGCAATCTCCGAGAGCGCGCCAAGACCGCCGAGGAGGCCGCCAAGGCCGCCAAGGCCGAGGCGCTGCGCGTCCGCGTCGGCGTTCAGGCGGGGCTGCCGCTCGACATGTGCGAGCGGCTGCGGGGCGATACCGAGGACCAGCTGGTGGCCGACGCCCAGAGCCTCATCGAGGCCCTGGGGCTCACCGGCCGCGCGACCCCGCCCGGGCTGCCCAGGGAGGCACCCGGACACCGCGGCTCGATCCCCCCGGGATCACAGGCAGGCGCGGAAAGCGACCTCGCCAAGATCGGTGAGCGGATCTACGCCCGCTAACGCCCTGAACAGGATAAACCATGACTGACCACCTGCTGTACACCCCCGAGGAAGCCGCCCGGTCCACCCTGGCCGCGCTGCGCTTCCAGTCCACCCTGGCACGCATGGTGAACACCGACTACTCGCAGGAGTTCATCGCCGGCCGCGGCGCATCCGTGACCGTGAAGCGGCCGATCATGCTCGACAAGGCCCGGACCTACACCGAGGCCGACCGAGCCGCGGAGACCAAGATCACCTACTCGGACCTCTACGAGCCGCACACGGCGGTCAAGATCTCCGACCAGATCTACCAGGCGGTGAAGCTGCCCGACGACTTCGCGACCTTCACGCTGACCAGCCTGGAGCAGCAGGTCATCGGCCCGATGGCCCAGTCCGTCGCCGAGGGCGTCAACACCGCCGTCGCCGCGGCGATCCAGTCCACCCCGGACGGACTCACCCCCATCGACAAGGCGGCTCGCGGCACCTACGTCGGCGCCAACGGCACCGCCTACGACACCATCGCCGAGCTTCGGGCCGCCGACACCGAGATGGCCGGCTTCGGCGTCGGCGCCACCGTCAAGCCGAAGGCCCTGGCCCCGAAGAACCGCGAGGAGGTGCTCGGCGCAATCCGGGCGGCCTACCAGCTGCTCTCGCAGCGCGGCGTCCCGGCCGCCGGCCGCGTCCTCGTCGTCGGCGCCGACTTCGAGGAGGTGCTGCTCAGCCTCGACAACCTGAACAAGGTCAACGAGGCCGGCAGCGACGGCGTTCTGCGCCAGGCCACCCTCGGCGTGCTCTACGGCTTCACCGTCATCGCCGACTACACGATCGACCCGAGCACCGCCTTCGCGATGCAGCGCGACGCGATCACCCTGGTCACCCGCACCACCGCCACCCCCCGGGGCGCGGCGTTCGCGTCCACCGTCGCCGCCGACGGCTTCGCCATGCGCTACCTCCAGGACTACGACCCCGACTACCTCCAGGACCGGGCGGTCGTGGACCTCTTCGCCGGGGCCTCCATCCTCGACGGCCAGCGCATCGTCAAGATCAAGGGCGCCGCGACCATGACCGAGCCGGCGGCCGCCGGCGGTGGCGGCACCCCCTAGCCCGCAGCCCCCGACCAGCGACCCGGCCCCGCACCCGCACCCGCGGGGCGGGGCCGGACCCGCAGGAGGACCCGATGGCACTGCTCATCACCCCCGAGGCACTCGCCGCCAGCCTCACCGACAACCTCGTCTTCGACCGGGGCCTGGCCGAGTGGGCGATCGGCGTGGTCTCCGACACCGCACGCGACATCGCCGGCCGCCCCGAGTGGGAGCCGGACACCTGCCCGGCGGCGGTCCTGGCGATCATCGGCCTCGCCGCCCGCCGCCTCTACACCAACCCCGACCGCATGACCAGGGAAAACGACGGCGATTACGGCTACGCCCTCGACTCCAGCGTCACCGACGCCGCGGTGTTCACCCCCAGTGAACAGGGCCGGCTGCGCCGGTTCGCGCCGGGCGCGGCCGCCGGCGGGCTGCGGGTGGTCTCGACCACCCGGGGCGACGCCGCGGCGCCATCCGGGCTGGGGGAGCGCTCGCCCAGGGGGTGGTGGTGATGGCCATGCTCGCCTCCACCGGCGGCACCCACACCGTGACGGTGGTGCTGCGGGAGATGCGGGTCGACGAGGCCCGCCGCCAGGTGCCCGTCGAGGTGGATCGGGTGCTGTGCACCTGCCGGATCCAGCCGGCGACGTCCGGCGACGTCGAGCGCCTCGGCGGCACCGGCACCGCGGTCACCGAGGTCTACCGGCTCATCGCGGCCGAATTCCCCGGCGACGACCTGTCGCTGGTCCTCGACGGGCCGATGGTCTGGGAGGTCATCGGCACCCCCCGCCGGCACCGGGCCAGCCGGATGACCGCCCGCGACGTCGTCCTCATCACCGCGCAGCACCAGCCCAGGGAGGTGGCGTGATGGCCCACGTCGCCCGGGATCTCGGCACCAGGATCGCGCGGATGCCCGGCGTCCAGGGCGCCCTGGACGCCGCCGCGGCGGAGGTCCTCGCCCGCGCCAAGGCCGCCGCGGCCGCGCACGTGGACTCCGGCGCCTACGCGGCGAGCCTCGCCGTGGATCGCATCGCTGGCCCGAAGGGCGTCACCGACCGGTTCGTCTACAGCGACGATCCCGCCGCCGCCGCGATCGAATACGGGCACCTCCAGGGCAAGAGGGCGCTGCGCTGGGTCCCCGGCCAGTTCATCCTCACCCGCGCGGCCGGAGGTGGCTCATGAGCCTCGACCACGGCCACCTCGACGCCGCCGCGCTCATCGCCGGCCACCTCCACCGGGTGCTCGACCATGACGTTTTCACCTCCATCGACGCCGGCGTCGGCGCCCGGGCGCTCCCGGTCACGATCGTCACCGTCCCGACCATGACCCAGGCCGGGTGGCTGGTGCGGTGGGATTTCCAGCTCACCTGCGTGCTGACCAGCTTCGCCGAATCCCCGGCCGCCGCCCGGGCCGCGCACCTCACCGCCGCCCGGGCCATGCTGGCCACCCCGACCACGTTTGACCCGCCGCACCGCATCTGCGCCCTACGGTGCACCCAAGAGCCACAGGAGCTAACGCCGCGACCCGGCCCGGACTGGCCCGGGCAGGTCTCGATCTACAGTCTCCACCTCCGAGAGGAATCACGATGACCGTCACACTCCCCGCCTACCAGGACTCCGCGGTGCTCATGCCGGACCACGGCGCCGTCTACGTCGCCGACCCTGGCACCGAGCCCCCGACCCTCGACGCGATCCAGCAGTGGATTGCCACCGGCCGCGACGGCGAAATCGCCGGGGGCTGGAAGCCGATCGGCTACACCTCCCTCGACGAGATGCCCGCTATCAGCGCGGAGATCGAGGGCGGCAAGGCCGCCGGCAGCTGGGAGAACCACCGGCTGCGCACCACCGCGGTGACCTCCTCCGAGTCCATCGTGGTCTCGCCCATCCAGTGGTCGGAGGAGCCCATCCGCCGCCGCTGGGGTGCCGGCGCGAAGCTCGACGGCGCCACCGGCCGGATCCTGCGCCCGGACACCTACGAGCCGGTCGAGGACGCCGTCCTGGTCCTTTTCGTCAGCGGCACCCAGGTCCTCGGCCTCCACTGGTGGAAGGGCTCCACCTCCCCCGAAGGCGAGATCAAGCCCTCCGAAGAGGCATTCATGGCCCTGCCCTTCAAGTACACCTTCCTCACCATGCCGGGGAAGGAGGGCGCCGGCTTCATCCTCGGCGCGCACCTGGAGACCAAGGACAGCGACGGCGACGGCATCCCCGACCACTCCGACGACACCCCCGGGACGGTCTAGCCCATGAGCACCCCCAGCACCCCCGACACCACCGCCCCGAACCCGGAGCCCGTCGTCGACGCCTCCCCGGCGCTCGCCGACACCGGCGTCGAGTTCGACCACGATATCCCCGACGGCGTCGATGCCGCGGCGATGCCGGCCTTCAAGGACTTCTCGCGCCTGCTGCCGGCCGACCGGCTCGATCTCCAGCTCGGCCTAGCCGAGATGCTCGACGAGGCCCCGCCCGGCCTGCTCGACGGCGCCGACGCCGGCGACCTCAGCATCGAGCAGGAGATAGCCCGGGTCAAGCCGCTCCGCAAGGCACTCCGCGCCATGCAGGAGATGCTGCTCGACAACGCCGAAGACCGGGACGCCATGGCCGAATGGCTCCTCACCCAGGGCCCGGCCTCCTACCAGGCGATGACCTGGGCATTCCACAAGCTCCTGGGAGCCCTGGGAAATCCCTCGCCGTCCATGAGCTGATCCGGAGGCATGCGACGGCGCTAGTCCCGGATTTCCAGGAGCACTACGGGCTCGCCCTCGTCGACGTCGTCCGCACCCGCCACCCCCAGGAGGTGCTGATCCTCATGCACGGCCTCCCCGCCACAAGCCGCCTCGCCGCCCGCATGGTCGGCGAGGAGCACGGCGGATGCTGGGCGCCCGGCGACTTCCTGGCCCTCGACGCCCGCGACACCCTGGAGTCGATGCGCACCCTCATCGCCAGCGCCCTCACCAGGGAGAAAGCAAAGTTCCGCCAGTGGGAGCACTACCCCGGCCATGACGCGCAGAAGCACGCCGCCGCACGCCGCCGGTTCGAGCACCTGTTCGCACTCGCCGAGAACTTCCCCACCGGATCGGAGGACTGACCATGGCCGGCCCCGGAGGCATGGAAGTCGGCCGCGTCGGCGTCCGCGTCGTCCCCGACACCGCAGGATTCGCCCAGGACCTCCAGAAAACCCTAAAGCGCCTGGAGCACACCCTCCGCGTCGAAATCCCCGCCGTCATCGACCTCGACCTCGACTCCGCCGCCCGCGCCGGCCGCCAAGCCATCGCCGCCGCCCAGGCCGCAGCCGGCGAGCTCGACATCCTCACCGACATCGACGCCACCGAAGTCGCCGCCGACGCCCGCGACGCCATCCACGCCGCCGAAGCCGTCGCCGGCGACCTCGACATCGACGTCGACCTCGACCCCACCGAGCTCATCGGGCAGACGCGCCGGGCGGTGCGCGCCGCCGAGGCCACCGCCGGCCGGATCGACGTGCGGATGAACCTCCGGGGCGCCGGTGCGGCCGCCGCGGCGAGCGCGGTGCTCTCTGCGGCGGTGACCCAGGCCGGCATCGCCTCCCGGGTGGCCGCCGGCGGCATGCTCCGGCTGTCCGCGACGACCTTGGCCTATGCGGGGGCGGCCGGCACCGCGACCGTGGCGGTGTCCGGGATGCTCGCCCCGCTGGCGGCGATGACCTCCGCGGCCGCCACGGCGCTAGTGCCCCTCGGGGCGCTCGCCGGGGCGGGGGCGGTGGCCGGCCTCACCGCGGCGGGCCTGGCGGTGGCCACCCTCAAGACCGCGACCGCCGGGCTGGGCGACGCCCTGTCGGCGGCGAGCCCCGAGGAGTTCAACGCCGCGATCGCCGATATGCCCCCGGCGATGGCGGAGGCCGCCTCCACGCTGCGCGACCTCAAGGGCGAATTCGCCGCGATCGGCGATGAGGTGCGGCAGGGCTTCTGGGCGAACCTCTCCAACATCGGCGACCTGGAGGCCCTGGTCGAGCCGGTGCGCGGCGCGATGGTCGGGCTGTCCATGGACATGGGCAACGCGGCCGCGGGCCTGGTGGATTTCATGTCGCAGGGCACCGGCCTGTCGGCGACGTCGGCGCTGCTGGACAGCGCCTCCGGTGCCGCCGCCAGCCTCTACTACGCCCTGATGGACGCCGTCGGCGGCCTGGTGTCGGTCGGGGCGGCCGCCGGCCCCATCATCGAGGAGCTCTCCGCGGGCCTGGCCGAGGCCGCCGAGGGCTGGTCGGCGCGCATGCAGGACGCCTTCGCCGACGGCAGCCTTGAGCAGTACATGCGCAACGCCCTCGACGCCGCCCGAGACCTGGGGGACGTTTTCAGCGACGTCGGCGGGGTGGTGTCCGGGGTGTGGTCGGCGATGAGCGCCGGCGGCGCACCCTTCCTCGGCGCGATCGGGCAGGCCCTGGACGCCACCAATGAATGGGTGAACAGCATTGCTGGGCAGGAGGCCCTGACCGGGTTCTTCTCCTCGATGACGTCGGCGGTCGGGGCGGTGCTGCCACTGCTCGGCCAACTCGCCGGGATCATCGGCGGCACCGTCGCCCCCGCGGTCGCCGAGCTCATCGAGGCCCTGGCCCCGGCGGCGAGCACCCTCATCGACAGCCTGGGCGCCGGCCTGGAGGCCATCGCCCCCGCCATCGCCCCGCTGGGCGACGCCCTGGGCGCCATCGTGGAGGCCGCCGCCCCGATCGTGGAGACCCTGGGGGAGATGCTCGGCAGCGTCGCCGGGCAGCTGGCCCCCGTCATCGAGGCCCTGGCCCCGGCCGTGGGCATCATCGCCGAGGCCTTCGGGGCGCTGTCCCCGGTGGTCGGCACCATCGCCGAGGCCATGGGCGGCCCCCTGGTCGGCGCCGCCGGCGCGCTCACCCCGATCCTGGGGCTGCTCGGCGGCATCATCGAGCGCATCGCCCCGATCTTCGGGCTGCTGGCCGAGACGGTCGGCGGGCTGCTCGCCGAGGCTTTCGAGATGCTCACCCCGCACCTCCAGCCGCTGGCCGAGGCGCTGCTCCAGATCGTCGACGCCCTGGCCCCGATCCTGGAGATCGTCATCCAGGTCGCCGGCTCCATCATCAGCGCGCTCATGCCGGTCCTCGGCGCGCTGCTGCCGATCATCGTCGTCGCCGCGCAGGTCATCGCCGCCCTGGTCAGCGCCCTGTCCCCGGTCCTGGAGATCGTGGCCCAGGTCGTCGGGGCCTTCCTGGAGCTGCTCGCCACCATCATCGGCTTCGTCGGCAGCGCCCTCGGCCTCATCGTCAGCTTCGTCGCCGGGGTGATCGGCGGCTTCATCTCCATGGTGGCCACCGTCGTCGCCGCGATCGCCGGGTTCGTCGCCCGGGTCGTCGCGTTCTTCGTCAACCTGGGCCGGCGGGTGCTGGACCGGGCCCGGGCGATGTGGCGGGGATTCGTCAACTCCGTCTCCGGGGGCATCTCGCGGGCGGTGGCGCTCGTCGGGGCGCTGCCCGGCAAGGTGCTCGGCGCGCTGCGCAACCTCGGCTCCCTGCTGCGCGGGTCCGGCCGCGCACTGATCCAGGGCTTCATCGACGGGATCAAGGCGATGATCGGCCGGGTCATCAGCGCCGTCCGCGGCGTCGTCAACGCCGCCCGCCGCCTGTTCCCGTTCTCCCCGGCGAAGGAGGGACCCTTCTCGGGGCGCGGATGGGTTCGCTACTCCGGCCAGGCGATCGGCGCCGCATTTGCGCAGGGCATCGACGACACCGGGGGGCACGCCGCCGAGGCCACCGCCCGGATGATGCGCGCCGCCCGGGCGAACATCGGGCCGCTGCGCGCCGGCGCCGCCGCGGCCGCCGCCGGCCCCTACGCCGCCGGCCGCGCCGGACTCGACGCGAGCCTGCATATCGGCACGATCATCGCCGCCGACCCGGACGCCCCGCTGCGCGAGGCCCGCACCGAGCAGACCCGCCAGCAGATCAGGGCAGGAGCGATCTGACCATGGACGACACCCTCACCGTCACCTGGACCGACCCCCGCGGCATCGTCTGGGACCTCACCAGCGGCGACCGCGGCGTCAAGCTGGACATCGGCCAATCCGGTCTCGGCTGGTCGCGGATCCGGCACTCCCTCATCCGCGACGACACCGCCCTGGCCGCCTCCCGCGTCGCCCCCGCGGAGCTCGACCTCATCATCCGCCTCGACGACACCAAGTACGCCGAGGACTACTACAGGCTCAGCTCCGAGTGGTGGGAGCAGGCGAACTCCCCTTTCATGGAGGGCACCCTCGCGGTGGCCCGCCCGGGCCGCGCGCCGCGCACCCGCCGCGCCCGGCTGCGGGAGAGCCCCGGCACCACGTGGCCCTACGACCCGGGCCTGCGCGGCCAGGAGCGGCCCGCGGAGCTGTGGCCCCTGCTGTGCATGAGCCCCTGGTGGTCCGGCCCCGAGCAGGAGATCGCCCACCGCTACAACACGAATGCGCCGACGCGGCTCTACTACACCGACGACGGCCACGGCTGGCCCCTCCAGATCGGCGCCTCCTCCCACGCCACCGGCAAGCACATCACGAACACCGGGGCGGGCCCGATGTGGCCGAACTGGCGGATCCGGGGCCCCATGGCCGGCGCCCGCGTCGGCGTCGCCGACGACCTCCTCGCCGTCGCCGGCCCCCTCGGCTCCGGCGACGAGATGATCATCGTCACCGACCCGACCCGCCGCGCCGTCTGGGACGTCGACACCGGCGACACCCTCTTCCACCTCGTCTCCGGCACCTGGGCGCCCATCCCCGCCGGGCAGCGCGTCCCCGTCGTCATCGACGTCGACGGCATCGCCCCCGGCGCCGCGATCATCGCCACCGCCGCCGAGCAGCACGCCCAGGCCTGGTGACCAGATGACCACCCGCTACCAGACCCCCTGGGGGCCCTCCTGGGATCCCCTGGAGATCACCATGCACACCGACGGCGGCGACGCCCTCGGCAAGGTCAACCGGATCGAGAAGGCCATCGCCCGCTGGTCCGCCGTCGACGCCGACCTCCTGGAGGTCACCTGCGCCCTGGACCCCGCCAACGCGGCGCTGCTGGACACCAGCGGTAGCGTGCTGATCTCCGCCCGCGTCGGCACCGAGCGGCTGCTGGCCGTGCCCGCGGTCAGCGTCGTCGAGGACGCCGGCGACCCCGTCGCCGGCCGGATCCGGGTCATCGCCGCCGGCGCCCGCACCCTCCTCGACGCCGCCGTCGCGCCCCCCGACCCGCACCTGACCCTGGAGTCCCAGCCGCCCCGGCAGGAGTCCCGCTACCGCGGCCCGGTCGAGGACATCGTCAAGGGGATCATCGTCGACGCCGTGCGCTGGTCCGGCCACCCCATCCGCGTCCTGCCCAGCCACCGCCGCGGCCGCACCGTCACCCTCACCTCCAAGCTCACCCCCGCCGGCGACCTCATCGACGAGGCCCTCGCCGGCTCCGGGCACCGCCTCGACGTCATCGGGTGGATCCCCGGCGACCCCCTGCCCACCGGCATCACCGCCACCGCCCCCTGCGCCCTCATCGACGTCGTGCCCTGGCGCGCCCGCCCCGGCCTCATCTGGTCCGCCGAGGCAGGCGACATCGACACCTGGGCGCTGGAGTACCGCCGCGCCACCATCACCGCGGTCCTCACCGGCGAGCGCCTCGACAACCCCGGCGCCGACGACGACCAGCCCGCCGGCTTCCGCTACCGCGCCCATGACCGCGGCGCCCGGCCCTGGGCCACCCGCTGGGCCTACCGCGGGCTCCGCGGCGGGCAGTCGGCGGAGTCCACGGCCGCGGAGCTGCTGGAGGACTCGGCGGCGTCGGCGAGCGCGGACATCCGCCTGACCCCGGCGGCGCAGTGGCGGCCGCAGCGCCATGCCGGGGCGGGCACCTACTGGCTCGGAGACCGCGTCCAGGTGAGCCTCCCGGTCGTCGGGGTGGTGGAGCAGGTCATCACCGAGATCGTGGCGACGATGACCCCCAGCACGTTCCATATCGCCCCGGTCGTGGCCACCCCCGATAGCCTCAGCCGCAGCATCCACCGCCGCGTGGCCCGCCTGGGGGAGCGGGTCGCGCGGCTGGAGAGAGGACAGGCATGACCATCACCGCCCTGGGCACCCAGAACACAGAGATCGGGCCGCCGCAGTGGGCCGACATGGCCCAGGCCCTGGCACCCCGATTCGTCGTGGACTCGCCCGACGATCTGCACCTGTCCTGGTGGAACGGGCAGCTCTACATCCACACCGGCCACGCCATCGCCGCGGGCACCCGGATCAGCAACTCCTGGAATAAGCCGGTGGACTTGGCCCCGCCGTCATCGGGCTCGCGCACCTACGCGATCGTCTTGCGGATCGACTGGTCCAAGCCGGCCGACGAGGCGGTCACCATCAAGGCCCTGCGGCGAAGCTCCGGCATGCCGGTGATCAACGCCACCGCCACCCCGAAGACCGACCAGATCAACCGGATCCCCGGCGTGATCTATGACGCTTTGCTCGCGCGAGTTGTGCGGACGGCGGGCGGCGTCACCATCCACGACCTGCGCTGCTGGGGAGGCGAGGGCGGCCCGCTGCGCGTCACCGCCGACGGGATGGCCGAGCCGCACCTGCTCGACCTCCGCAAGGGCACCTTCATCTCCACCGACCGCGGCGACATGACCAAGCGCCTCGACGATGACGGCGTGTGGCGCGACGTCCTCACCGAATCGAATCCATGGCGCACCTGGAATCCGCGCTTGCGGTACTACAAGAGCGCGACCCCGAATGGCGTTTCCGGCGGGCACCTGGTGGGCCTCGGAAACGGCGGCACCGCCAGCGCCCGCTACCGGGTCGTCGACGGCGTCCTCGACGGTTTCGTGCACATCCGCCCCGGCGCCACCGGCGCCACCCTCGGCCAGGGCCCGGTCACCCTCGATCTGCCCCTGCCGTGCGCGAATTGGCAGGAAGATACCTGGTCGCAGGGGCATTTCTACAACTTCGGCTACGGCGGCGACGGCGATTTCGACTGGCACGCCGAGCTGCTGGTCAAGGCGGGGTGGCGCCGCGGCCTCATCTGGGTCAACCCCATCATGGGCGACGCCAGGATGGAGCCCTACCGGGCAGCCGACACCAGCGGCCAGAAAGGCACGGGTAAACCGTATATCGCCGGTGGCTACACGGTCGGCGTAATGACATTCAATCTCCGGTACCCCGTGGACGTGTAGCCATGACCACCCCCGGCATCGCCCACACCGCCCCCGGCGGCCTCGCCCCGGTCTGGTGGGAGCCGCTGCTCATCGACGGCGCCGACTGGACCTGGTCCGCCAGCATCCACGGCGAGCACACCATCACCGCCGGCGAGCTCATCATGGACGGCCGACGCTGGCCCGCCGAGGTCACCGCCCACACCATCAGCCTCCGGGTCCCCGCCGCCGACCACCAGCACATCGGCGACCACGCCGCCGCGACGCTCTACCTGGACCTCGGCGACGGCACCCGCATCGCCTGGATCCACGGCCGCACCACCCGAGGGGAGGCAGCATGACCGCCCGCACCGCCCGTACCCGCCGCCGGCCCATCCCCATCCCCGACGCCGCAGTCGACGCCGCCGACCGCGTGATCGCCTACCCGGCCCCCGGCCCCCCGGGCCCCGCCGGCCACGACGGCACCGACGGCGCACCCGGCCCCCCGGGACCACCCGGCCCCCAGGGCCCCGCACACCCCGGCCCGGTCCTCTGGGTCGGCCAGGGCACCCCACCCGACGTCATCCCCGGCGCCACACCGGGGGACCGATGGTTCGACGAGACCACCGGCGCCATCTACGAGCTCACCTAGGAGAACACCATGGCCTGGACACAGAAAGGCACCCTCCGCGGCCCAAAGGGCCCCCAGGGCCCCGAAGGCCCCCCGGGCCCCGCCGGCACCCAGGGCCCCCAGGGCAAGCAGGGCATCCCCGGCCCCGAGGGGGCCGCCGGCCCCGCAGGACCCCAGGGCGCCCGCGGCGAGGACGGCAAGTCGATCTCGGTCGCCGGACAGGTCCCCACCCACGCCGACCTCCCCACCGACCTCACCGAAGCCGACGCCGGCAAGGCCTACATCAATGACGCCGACGGCCTCCTCTACGTCTGGGGCGGGACCAGCTGGCCCGCCAACGGAAACGGCGTCGAATTCCGAGGCCCCGCCGGCCCCGCCGGCCCCCAGGGCCCCGCCGGCCGCGACGGCGTCGCCGGCACCCAAGGCCCCGAAGGCCCCGAAGGCCCCCAGGGCCCCGCCGGCCCCGCAGGACCCGAAGGCCCCCGCGGCAGCCGCTGGTTCACCGGCGCCGGCGCGCCGGGCACCATCGCCGACGCACGGGCCGGCGACATGTACCTCGACACCACCGATGGTGTCGTCTACGAGCTGACCTAGGAGCACACCACCATGGCCTGGACGCCGATCGCGGACCTCACCGGGCCGCCTGGAGACGGCGGGGCGGCCACGCGCCCGCCGGCGATGCTCGCCGCGGCCCTGGCAAAGCCCCGGCCGGTGGGCTTCATCATCGGCAGCTCGACCGTCGCCGGCGAGGGCATCGACGACGATGGGGAGCTGCGCGCGCGGGAGTGCGCCGCGGCGCGCCTGGAGCGCATGATCCACCGGGCGTGCGGCGGCCGTGAGGACCGGGCGCCGCTGACCCTGCGCGCCGACGCGGAGTGGCCGGAGGTCATCACCGGCGGCACGATCCTCACCGGCAGCAGCGGCACCCGGGGCCTTGGCCACCGGCCGCGGGAGATCACCGACGGGGAGACCATCACCATCACCAGCCCCGGCCCGTGCACGGGCTTCTGGATCGGCTTCCGGGAGGGCAAGGGCACCGGGGATGTGACCGTCACGATCGACGGCGGCGACCCGACCCCTGTGGACCTCCAGCAGACCGCCGTGACGACCAAGAAAAACGCCCACTCGACCTGGACCCGCAGCATCGCATTCACCGGGCAGTGGGAGTCCGGGCGACTGGAGCGCGCGCAGCACACCCTGACCATCGCCGTCACCGGCGGTCATGCGGCGACTGATTTCGTGCACATCCACGATGATGACGAGGACCGCGGTGCGGTCTTGCTGAATGACGGCTGGCCTGGTCAAACGCTTTTTCAGCATACATATCAGGCGACTTTGCGCGAGCGGCTCCAGACCATCAAACCAGACTTTATCGTCGTTTACACCGGCGCGAATGAGCAGAATTTAGATCGGAGCCGCGATCACGTTGCGGGGAGCTTCGAGGATATCGTGGACTTCACGTCATGGGCGACGGACACCCCGATCCCCATGGTCCTGGTGTCCCAGGTGGGGCGAACAAATTCGGACTTCGACCGGACTATCGTCACCGATCCGATGGAGGCGGCCGCCGAGGCGGAGCCCCACCGGATCGTGTTCGTCAACGGGGACGCGATCCTGCCCGGCGACACCGGCCTGGCTCAGGAGCTTGGCCTGATCGGGCCTGGGGGCGGGCACTCCCCGGCGGCAGGCCAGGCGGTCGTCGCCGACGCTCTGGCCCGGGCGATGGGCCTGTGGACCGCCGACGGGGGAGCGGCCCCCCGCGTCGGCGGCCCCGCGGGCCCCAGGGGTCCGATCGGGCCACAGGGCATCCCCGGTCCGCCCGGACCACCCGGCGTCGACGGCGCTGATGCGCCCGCGCCGAGCGGGTTCAAGAACATCAGCTGCGACTTCCGCGACGACGCCCCGATCAGCATCGGCGACGGCAGCATCGCCGGCGAGTGGTATAAGTACCGGCTGGACCGGGGCATGGTGGACTTTGAGTTCTTCATCCGCTGGGGCAATGAGGGCCGCAGCTCCAGCGGCGGCCCCCTGCGGATCCGGGATCTCCCCGTCGCACCCTCGACTTCGCCGAACCTGTACTACTTCGGGTCCGGGCACTACTGGGCGTCCGGTCCGAAGCTGCATTTCTCCATCGTGCCCTGGGTCGATGCCCACAAGCAGGAGATGAAATTCTGGGTGCCGCGCGACGGGGCATCCTCCATCCAGGAGCTCATGCGCATCTGGGACGGCACCGAGGGCGTCGGCACCGGCCGGCCCCTCAACCCGGATTTCGTGATCGACCACCCGAACAGCTACCTCGCCGGGCGCATCCGCTACCCGGCGAAGTGATTTTGGGCGGACATGTCCGCCCGCGCCCATAGCGTGGCCACCATGCACCGCATCCAGGTCAGCGCCGGCCACAGCTCCGAGCTGGCCGGCACCAACCCCGCCGCCCGGCCCACCGCCGGGCTCGGCGTCGTGGGCACCGACCTCGGCTTCCTCTTCGAGGGCGGCCGCCAGGACGCACCCCCCGGGCAGTCCAGCCTCTGGGTCGGTGGGCTCTTCGGCGACACCTTCACCACCGACTCCGGCACCTGCCCGGTGCCGGCGGGCACCGATCGGCACTGGCGGTCCCCGGTGATGTGCCGCACCTCCAACCGGGATTTCCTGGACCGCGGCATCGTCTGGGACAACGCTGCCGGCGCGCCGACGGGGGAGGGGATGGCCACCCAGCTGTGGGGCTACGAGCACATCGGGGAAGCCGGCGTCGTCGACGGCCGCAGCTTCGACTGCTTCACCATCATCCCGAACGACGCGATCCAGCTGCCGAACGGCATCTACGTCGGCTGCGGATTCCGGGTGCGCCGCTGGCTCGACGCCCCGACGGCGGACGGGCGCACGATGTGCGAGACCCTCAGCAACTCCTGGTGGTGGTCCCAGGACCCGCATGCCGAGGTGTGGCAGCCCTGCCGGCACGCCGACGACCTCGCCCAGCTCTACGAATGGGCGGCGGTGGGGCGCGACGGGCTCTTCCAGAACACCACCCTCATCCAGCCGGCCGGGGACGACCACGTCTACTGCCTCGGCACCCCCGGCGGCCGCAAGGCCGGCGGCGACTCCGGGATCTACCTGCGGCGCGCGGACTGGAGGCGGCTCTGCGATGACCGGGCCTGGGAGTTCTGGGGCTGGCGGGACGGCCGCTGGCAGTGGGGCCGTGACGTCTGGCCCACCCCGATCCTCCGGCCGGCGACGCCGCGCGGCCCGATCGGGGAGATCAACGCCCAGGTCATCGCCGGCACCATCGTCCTGACCTACGTGGACATCACCCTCGGCGCCGTCGCCGTCACCGCCCCGGCCCCCGACGCCCCCTGGACCGCCCCGGTCGTCCTCGTCCCCCGCCGGGACCTGTGCACCCTCTACGCGCCCAGCGTGCACCCGTGGTCGAGCCTCGACGACGCCTTCATGCACCTGTCCGCCTGGACGCGCACCCCGGGCCGCCTCGGCGGCGTCGACCTCGATGAGGTGCCGGTCGACTACTGCGCCTACAGCTTTCGGGGCAGCCTCCTCGCCGAGGATCCCGTCACCGTGACGGAATCCCCGCGGGCGATGGGGCTGGACACCTCCGCCATGACCGACTTCGAGCGGGCCGACACCCTGGCCCGCATCGCCGCAGCCTGCGACACCGACCCCGGGAGCACCCCATGAGCACCACCGTCCTCGACTACGCCGGCGGCGTCCCCACCGCCGCGGCTATCCGGGACGCCGGCCACGCCGGCGCCGTCCGCTACCTGTCCCCGCCCCGCCCCGGCGCCGGCTGGATGCGCGGCAAGCCGATCCACCGCGCCGAAGTCGACGCCTTCGAGGGTATCGGCCTGGACCTGGCGTTCGTCTGGCAGTACGGCAAGACCCGAAACCCCGACGTCATGCGCGGAGGCCAGGGCGGCCGCGCCGACGCCCTGGCCGCACAGCAGCAGCTCCGCAAGATCGGCCGTCCCGGCGCACCCGTGTTCTTCGCCGTGGACTTCGACATCACCCTGGACGAGTGGAACTCCCGGGCCTGCGACTACTTCCTCGCGGCGGCCCGGGTGCTGGGCCGCGACCGCGTCGGGATCTACGGGCACTCGCGCGTCATCGCGTGGGCGGTGGAGGACGGGGTCATCGCCGACGCCGGCGGCGGCCGGCACCTCGCCTGGCAGACCGCCGCCTGGTCGGGTGGCCACCGCGCACCCGAGGCGGTGCTCTTCCAGCGGCCCGGGGAGGTCACCGTCGGCGGCGTCGGCTGCGACGTCAGCGAGGTCCTCGCCCCGTGGTGGGGGCAGACCCCGCCCGATGAGCGCCCCGAGGTGCCCACCGCCCCGGCCCCGGCGCCCACCGCCCCACCGGCGTTCATCAACGATGACCCCGTCGACGCGGACTGGGCCGAGCGATTCGGCTTCGGCGGGCCCCGCTCCACCGACGGGCTCCAGGGCGTGTGCATCCACACCACCGAGAACCGCCTGGGCTCCCGCGCCGAGGACGTCGCGGCCTGGCAGCTGCGCACCGAGAGCGGCGCCTACCACGCCCTGGTGGACAACACCACCGACGACAATATCCGCTCTATCAGGGAAAACACAGACGATTGGGTGGCGTGGGCCGCGGCGCAGAAGGGCAACCAGATCGCGCTCCACCTGAGCTACGCCGCCGAGGCGTCCATGACCCGGGAGGAGTGGCTGTCCGCCCCCCTGATGCTCGCCGAGGGCGCCGACATCACCGCCTACTGGTGCCGGCGCTACCACTTCCCGGTGCGCAAGATCGGGGCCCGGGAGCTTCGCCAGGGCGCCCGCGGGATCTTCGGTCACGTCGACGTCTCCCACGCCTGGCACCAGACCGACCACACCGACCCCGGCAGCGGCTTCCCCTGGGATGTCTTCCTCCAGATGGTGCGCGACCGCATGCCCGCCGCCCCGGGCGCCGCGACCCCCCGGCCCCCGGCGCCGCCGGGCCGACCGGCACCGGCACCGGCGCCGCTGACCACCGCCACCCCGATCACCTCGATCATCAACCCCCGGGTGACGCTGCCGCTGGCCGGCCTCCTCGCGCTCCTCGACGCCTACGCCTGGGAGAACCGGATCGCCGTCCGCGGGATCTACGACCACCTCGGCCTGGACTACGACCGCCGGATCCAGGAAGCCATCGAGCAGGACAGGAGCGCATCATGACCACCCGCGAGCGCCTCACCCAGCCCTGGGTGATCCGCAAGAGCATCTACACCATCGCCGCCATCATCGGCCTCGTCATGGTCGCCGCCGGCATCATCGACCCCGCCACCGTCGACGGCTGGGACGAGTCCATCGCCCCCCTGGTCTCCCTGGCGCTGACCCTGACCACCGGCATGGCCGCCACCCGCACGCACCGCGGCTCCGACGACCCGGTCACCATCGACGACGTCGCCCACGCCGCCGACGTCGCCGCCAGGGGTGCCGCCAAGGGCGCCGTCGACTGGATCGCCTACGGGCCCGCCGCCGCGCCGGGCGCCGCCGGTGGGCTGCTGGACCGGGCCCGGGCGGACCTGACCCGGGGAGCCGGTGATGACCATCCCGCATGACCCGCTCCCGCCCCGCTGGCGGCCCGCCGTCGCCGGCCGGTTCTTCACCGCGGTCCTGTTGCTTTTCTCCGCGGAGGCGAGCGTGCGAGCAGTCGACTACCTGGGTGGCCACCGCCCGGATCTTGCGGCTGAGCTGGCCATCATCGACCGGACGATGCCGATCCCGGCGTGGGGAGCCGTACTGGCGGTGACGGCGCTGCTCGCCGTCGCCGGGACGGTGATCAGCCAGCCCCGCCTGGTGATCCTCGCCGGCATCCTCGGCGGCGCCGCCTACGCGGCTCTCGCCGGCGGCACCGCCCTGGCGCTACTCGGCCTCGGCGTCGGCTTCGACGGCGCCCGCGCCCCCGTGGACTTCGCCTCGAAGGCGATCATCTGGTGGATCATCGCAGCAGCGTCCTGGTGGTCAGGACACGTCGAGTGCCAGCGCAGGAGGATGGATGATGGCGCCGCTTGCAGACGGGGCAGCTGACCTCGGGGGCTGGCCCGCCGCGATCGGCGCCGCATTCGTCGCCCTCGTGGTCGGCCCCTTCCTCCCCGCCGTCCTCAAGCTGCTCTTCGGCACCGCGGAGAGGGGCCTGCTCCACTCCTGGGACCAGTGGCGCGACGCCCAGGCCCGCCGCGAGGCCGAGCGCGAGCAGAGCGACCGTGACCGCGTCGTCCAGGTGCTCCAGCAGGCAGTGGACACCCTGACCAGTGAGCTCGCCACCCAGAAAACCCGGGTCGAGGCGCTCCAGGACGAGATCGACGCGCTACGCATCGAGGCCGACCACACCATCGAGCTCCAGGCCGGCTGGATCCGCGAGACCACGGCATGGGTCCGGGAGGTACTGCTGTGGGCCGCCGAGGGCGGCCATGAGCTCCCGCCCGGATGGCGGTCGTATTTCGCCTGGCTGGAGGCTCATCGAGTCCGGTCACCGCACCCCCGGGAGCCGCCCGGCCCGTAGCCCCGGCGCACCCTGGCCCCCGCGGGGGTAGCGCCACCCGCACCCGGGTGCGATACTGCCCGCACCGCGGCGCGCCGGCCGATCCCCATCCCCCCGAGGTGGCCGGCGCGCCGCGGCCTGCTGCTATCCTGGCAAGCAACCGTTGGGCCCGCCGCGGCCGCCCCCAGGGGCGCTGCGAGCGGGCCCGATCTCTACTCAGGTGCCTGGTCACCGCCCAGCAGCCGGTCCACGATGACGGCCGCGTCGCCCGTCTGCTGCCGGGCGCCGCGGATGTAGTGCTCGACCATGCCCGGGTCGCGGTGGCCGGTGACGGCCATGATCTCGGAGGTGGTGGCCCCGGCCGCCCACGCCGCGGTGATGAAGCTCCGCCGCAGCGAATGCGGGCTGATGGGCTGCTCGCAGCCGGCGCGCCTGCCGAGGTCCCGGACCCGCTCCTGCGCCTGCCGGCTGGTCATCCTGTTCCCGTGCTGGTTGCGCAGCAGTGGGCCGGTCCGGCGGCGGGCCAGCAGCGGGCCCAGGGCCTCGATGACCCCGGGCGGGCAGGCGACCACGTCGACGATCTGGCGCTTGCGGTGGAAGCGCAGCTGGATCGCCCCGTGGTCGCGGAGGACGTCGTCGACGTCGAGGGCGACGGTCTCCCCGGAGCGGGCGCCCATGAGGGTGAGGATCGCCAGCAGCGCCCAGGTGTCCCCGCCGACGCGCCGGGCGAGGTCGAGCATGCGGCGCATCTCCTCGACGGTGGCCCAGGTGCCGCGCGGGCCGGAGGGGCGGCGGGGCCGGCGCACCCCGCGCGCGAGGTCCTCCCGGGTCAGGCCCATGTCGTGGGCGTCGCGGTAGAAGCTGCACACGGCGGTCGCCGCCCCGGGTGCGGTGCCGGCGGGCTGGGTGGCCAGCCACGCCTCGATGTGGCGGCGGTCCACGGCCCACGGGTCGAGGTGGGCCTCCTCGCACCAGGCCAGCCAGCGGCGGAGGGCACCGCGGTAGCCCGTGCGGGTCGCCGGCGACCGCAGCCCGGCGACGAATTCGGCCGCGTGCTGCTCGGGGGAGACCACCCAGTGCTCCCGCCCCGGCGGCACCGGGCTCAGCGGCGCCACACGTTCACCCGCTCATCGAGCAGCGGCGCGCCCGCGGGGCCCTTGATGTGCGGGGCCACGTAGACCGGACGCCGGGCGGCGCGGCCGGGCCCGCAGGGCTGCTGCCGCCAGTGCCCGCGCACCAACCACCGGTGCCGGTACTCCCGGGCCGCGCCGGTGCTGTCCGGGTCGTCGCGGTCGGGGCGAGCCAGCCGCCGCAGGTCGATCACCTGGACGTCCCGGGCCGCCGGCGGGTCCCCGGCCGCGGCACCGGCCCCGGGCCGGGCGGGCACCGGGCGGGCCTCGGCGATGGTGGTCTGCTGCATCAGGATCCACGTGGCCCCGACCAGGCCGGCCAGGTCGCGCATCGCGGTGGGCAGCAGCACCCGGGAGACGGGCCGGTCGGCGGCCCAGTCCACCGCGGCGGTGATGAGCGTCGCCCCAGCGGCCGGGTCGGCGCCGCGCACGGCGGCGCGGTCGGTGAGCGCCAGCACCCGGATCCGGTCGCCGCGGGCCTGCCACATCACCCCGCACAGCGGCACCGGCGGGTGCGGCACCTCGCCCAGGGGCCCGGCCACCGGGGCGAGGTCGTCGCCGGGGGCGTCCCCGGCGTCGCCGGCCCAGAGCAGCAGCCCGGTGGGCTCCGGGCGGCAGATGCCCGGGGTCCAGTCCGGCAGGTCGGCGGCCGCGGCAGCGGCCAGGGCGGTCATGTCGGGGGAGACCCACCACAGCGACGGGTCGCGCAGCCCGGCCAGGGTGGCGCGGTGCACCCCGGGGTCGGGGTCGCCGGGGTGGGCGGCCTCCCAGGCGCGCAGCTCATCGCGCACCCGGGGCAGGTCCCGCACCCGCGGCGCCGCCACGGCTCAGTCCCCCCAGTGCACGGCCAGGCCCGGGTTGCCGCCGGTGAGCGCCCGGCCCACCACGGTGCGCCACCAGGAGGCAGGCAAGGCCTGCCCGGTGCTGATGACGTGCCAGCCGTCGTGGAAAACCCGGGCCTCGGCGCGGTGCTCCAGCAGGTCGATCCAGGTGATCGTCTCGGTGACCAGGGCGTCGAGCTCGAAGGTCGCCCAGGCGGGGATCGCCTCGCTGCGCTCCCAGCGCTGGATCGTGCGCCGGTTGATGCCCAGCGCCGCGGCGAGGTCGTCACCGCTCAGGCCCAGGGTCTCCCGGGTCAGGCGCAGCTCCAGGCCGCTGATGCCCTCGGTGTCGCCGGGCTCGACCGTGCGCGAGGGGAAGGCGCCGGGGTCGGTGGTGGTGTGGGGCGGGCCCCACAGGGAATCGAAGCTCATGGTGGTCCTCTCGGGGGTAGGGGTGCGGGCCGCCGTGCGCGGCCCGCCAGGGCGGGGGGGTTAGGCTTCGGCGCGGGTCTTCGGCAGACGAACCGCCCGGTTCCCGCCGGTGCCGACGGGGAGCCATCCGGCTTTCTTCATGGCGAAGTTGTAGGGGCCGGGCTCCTCGGCGGAGGGGATGCCGTAGACCACCACGTCGACCCGCTCGCCGTCCTCGGTGTCCACCAGATCCAATTCCCAATTGGTGTGGAAGTCCAGGGTGGCGGCCTCGTAGTCCTCGACGGTGGCGGCGCCATAGATGCGCATCTGGTCCAGGCCGTCGTCACCGATCACCAGGTCGCATTCGTGGACCCGGTAGTGCTCGACGGTCTGCCAGAACTCGGCGTCGGTGCCCGTGCGCTCAAAGATGTTCTGGTGGGGCTTGAGGGTGTAGGTCGCGTCGAGAATGGCCCACACGTCGAAGTCCTGCTCGGCGTCGGTGGTGGAGCTGGTCGCCTCGATGGCGGCGGTGATCTGGGCGATGGGGTCTTCGGTGTGGAAGTCGGGGGCGGTCAT